CAGATTCTACCAGCTGAATTACTTCATCTGTGTAGTTATCCATTGCATCTACAATCTCAAAGATCTTATCTTGCACGGCTTCTACATTCTCAGTGATTGTCACAATACTGTGAGCAATCATAAGACGTGTTAGAAGTTTGGGATCTTGGTATAGACCTTTAACTAGGTCACCAATCACCCAATTACCGGTTACAAGATAGTCATATGTAAGTGATTTCCAATATGAGCCTTGCTCATATTGTCCAATCAATAGCATGCTGACTATCCAATCTTGTAACTTATGCAGGTAGGTTATTTCGGTTCCCTTAACAGTATTGTTAAGAGTTTCGAACAACGTGGCATCCAATTGGATACCTCTACTACTACATAAGCCTAAGAGAATTGGAATGAAACGGTATTCTTTAGATTTCGAAATTAGATTCGGACTAATCCGACTAACATCGTTGTCATTAAAGAAAGTTCGTGCGCAAAATTCCATGTAGGAATTTCCGTTAACGAATTCTTTTGATTTGCTAGTATTTATAGGAAGAGAAATCTTCTTATAATATACAGGTATTTGGTCTTCTGGATCATAGATCCAGAGATCATCACCAACTTTACCATAACACTGATTATTTGGGAATACTCCCTTAAGATCAGTTTTTCTATCTATAACAAAATTTATATATAGATGGTCTGTTAAAGTTGCAATATCAAAACTACCATTTGTACCCATTCCTTGTCCTTGACCATATTTTACAATACAGTCAAGTTTAGGATAGTACCAGTCGCAGTGCACAACTAATTGTGCCCATGCTTCTGCAAATCGAGGACTGAATAATTTTCTCACTACGATCTTTTGAAGATCACGGTGGAATTTATCGGTCCAAGATGAGATATCGTAACATTTTAGGTGCTTTGCATCTAACGTTATGGTTTTACCATATCGTGATACGGTTTCTCCTTCCAAACATCGTTTCTGGAAGGCCACCATTTGGGCTACGCCCTCATCTTGATCTTTCCGGAAGTCCGTTTTACCGAACTTCTTTTCTATCACATCTTGTACAAAGGACCTAAATGGTTCTAAGATAAGCTGTGACCAGAAATCAACGATTGCAACCAACCTGGTTTTAAAACCACGGTCAGGTATGCTGGCCAATACTCTAAGTTTAGTAGTTGGTAATTTATCCGGTTGTGTTTCTGAGTCTTCAAGGTCATTACTAATATTATTAGTAAGAACTGTCAAATACTCAAACAGATATTCGCAATTAAGTTCCTCACAGATTATTCTGAAAGGACGTGCGAGTTTACTGTTTAACAACGCGTGTGCTTCTTGGATGGAAGACTCAATTTTGGGTTTTCCATTTGGTCCGTTTTTCTTTAAATTAAAACGGATATTAAACAGGTTGATATTACTATCAATAGGTTTAAT